ACCTGCTGATTGATTAGCAAAAGATATTTTATATTTTAAACTTGTTCCTGCTGTAACACTCAAGTCATTTACTTTCGCCATCTTAATGCCAGTAGCAAAATCTGGTAAAGCTGTCATTGTAGCTGTGGAAAAATTGCTCCCTCCATCTGCTGATAATTGTAAAACTATATCTGTATTTAATGCGTTTGTTCCTGCATTGTCTTGGTAAGTAATTACTGCACCCATCTTGTTCGTTGATGATGACGCTGTAATATTGTTGCCAGTAAAAGAGCCAGTTGCACTAGCAGTTAAAGAAGCTACTTTAAATAGACATTCCATTTGCCAAGGATTACCACTAAAAGAACCTGAAACACCAAGAAATCTTACTGCGTTAAAAGCAGTTGAATTTGTAAATAATTGTTCTAATTCATAAGGAGAGCTACCACCCGCAGTAAGCCAATTAAAAGAGGAAACTAAATCTGTTGAGTAATTACTTCCCCCATCTGTTGAACCTTGAAATTTCCAATTTCCACAACTTGTTTTGCTGTCATTAATTAATTTAAAACCTACAACCACTTTTGATGTATCAAAAATTATGTTAATTGTTTTACCTGATACATTTCCACTATTTTGAGTGTTGTCGTACCAACCAGTTGAGCTGTTTCCAGTAGCATAAGAACCATTAATCCAGTTTGCAATTACACCTCCACTCATTGACATACCAGTTTCGTTAATTGTGTATGTGCTTGAATAATCTCCAGTTTGATACGCACTAGTTCCTAAAACTACTGACGCTATAAACTCATTACTATCTCTTGAGCAATTAGTTAAATTAGAAATAGCTGAGCTATCTTGAAAAGTATCGAAACTTGCTGAGTTTGTATTTGATGCTATAAGATTTTCTTGTGTATGTACTCTTAATCCTAATGTAGAAATATCATTGACAATTTTATTATCATCAAAAGATGTTGCGTGTTGAGAAACATTAGATGCCGCTATTCTAGCGTCTGCAAAAGTACCACTTCCGATACGGTCTGCGGACATACTACCTGAAGTAATCTTGTCTGCGGAAATATTAGGAATTTCTGCCGCATCTAGGTTTATTGCACGATTTCTTACTGTTATGATTGCCATTTTTTTCCTTTATTATAATACTATTGTATCTGCTTCTTCTTGTGTCAGAGCTTCCCCTGCTACAAGTTTAGCTTTAGCACTAGCTTTATTATCTATATTAGCTTGTACTTTTGCGTCTGCTTCTGCTTGAAGTTCAGTTGCTTTTGTTTCAACTGCGTTCCAATTAGTAATTTCAACTTCATTACCATTATTATCGTATGCTGTTATATTTCCATCTGTATCTTTAACAGTTTGCGTTACATTAGAATATAAATTGTGTATTGCTTCTGATTTCATATTATTCTCCTATTATAAAATTGTACTTGATATTTCAAACGCACCAATAATTGCTTTACCATTATTGTTTGAATGATAATCTCTATTTATATAATCAGTACCCGCATGAGTTTTTGTATAGTACGCCTGATATGTTGTTGCATTTGTTGTTGTTGGTGTTTCTAACCACCAAATATTTATGTTTCCTGCTACTCCACCCCCTGCATTGTGATAAAAGTCTCCTACTATTCCTGAGTATCTTGTATCAGTAGTATTTTTAATTCCTCCTATTCCTTGACCAGATGTATTATGATGAGCTGTAAAATTAGTAAAAACTAAAATTTTATTACTTGTACTTGCGGGAGTTATTGTAACTGTCATTCCACTTAATGCTGTCATATTAGCAAAATTTGTACTTGGATTTCCAGAAGTTGATACACCAATTTCACTTGATACAGTTGTGAATTTAGCTTGTAAAATTCCACCACCTGAGTCTCCCCATACTGGGTTAGCTCCTGTTCCTAAAGTTTTTAGAAATTGACCAGAAGTTCCTGCACCTAATCTTTGTAGACCAGAGCCATCTCTGTAAACAATGTCTCCTTGAGTTGTTAAAGTTGTGCTTAAATCTGTACCTTTTGTTGCCATTGGTTGAAAGTACGTAGTATTAGTTGGAAGGTTACCTGTACTTGCCAATATGCAAATGTAAGACGACCCATTGTACTCTGTAACGTCATCTATCGCATAGGCTGTACTTCCGTTGTATGTTCCCTTCCAGTTAAACTTCAACGAACCGATATTTACTGTAGCCATTTATTATTTCTCCTTGTTATATTGTAGCTATTAAGTCGCCATTGCTGTCCATGCTAAAGGTAAAACCTGAAGCACTGTATAAGACATCACTAAACGTGGCGTAAGTTGCGTTTGTAATGTTATCTTGACCTTGATTAGTCGTGATATATCTTAATTTGTTTGGTCTTGGTGCAGGTGTATTAGCCTGTCCACCCATACCTGAGTGTGAAGTGCAGTAATAGTAAAGCGTTGGAGCTCCACTAGGTACTACAAATGTTACTTGTGTTGATGAATTTACAGTTACCCCTGTAGTATAAGCACTTGTATTCCCACTATCTGTTGAAAATCTAAATGGGTGTGCTGAAGGGTGTGTAAATACATAAGTATTTCCTTCTTGTAATTCTATTGTTTTTTGAGACACACCATCTATAACGTATTTACCGCCACTTTCTGTGACAGCTATGTGTATAGTTGATGGGTCATAGTATCTTTCAAAGCCATATACTTCTGCTGAAGAAGCATTACCTAGCTCCCAACCGTTACCTGCGTCATTGACCTTAAATACTTGTCCTGATGAGATACCTGCTGTAGATAATTTAGCCGCAGTAACAGAGCTGTCATTAGGTTGTAGCTGAACACCACTACCTATGTGTAATATCCAGTCCATAACATCAGATGACGTTAGTGTTGCACCTGTAAATGTTATTTGACTGCCTGATACTGTAAAGTTACCAAACTGTACTACACCATTAATACTACAAATTACATTATTAGCTGATAGCGGTACAAAAGCTGTACCACCTTTAGTTATATTGTACGTTGTAGCACTTGATAATGTTATGTTGTCTAGCTTATCTAGTTGTTGTAAGTTGGATAACCCTGTTCCTATATAAGCCATTAGTGTCCTATAATACTATTGTATTAGCTTCTTCTTCTGTTAATGCTTCTCCTGCAATTAACTTTGCTTTAGCACTAGCTTTTAAATTATCTTTAGCTTCTTTGTCTGCTTTTCTTTGATTTGTTGCTTCAATCAATTTAGCTTTCTCGCTATCGTGTAGTGATTGTTCTTCAGCAGTCATATCTCTAGCTGTTCCGTTTATTTGTATTTTATCCATAATTATTTTCTCCCATATAAAATAAATTCACCTTGGTCTATATTTTGACCACTTCCAAATTCATAAAACCTAATGTAGTTAGGTTGAGAATTTTCTTGATGAACACAAGCGTTTTCATATCTATAGTAATCGCCATTTTGGTGTTGATTGACAGAAAAACCCCAACTATAACTCCAGTTGCCACTACTAAAACTTGTTATCGTGGCTTGACCACTAAAACCATCATCATTGTCGCTTTCAGTATCTACTGAAAATGGGTGAAATCCATGGTTATTGTCGCTACCTGAAGATGAGCCATTCATTTGATTGTATGTAGTTTGACCAGTACAATTTATTAAACTTGAACCATTGTTAGAAGATAATCTCATTCCTAAATCCCCACCATCTGAAGCAAAAGATACTCCACTAAAAACTACTACTAGAGATTTGTAAGTTGAAAAATCTACAACTGAATTATCAAAATTAATAGAAGCTACTGCACTAGATACAGTTTGAGTTGCTATTTTTACGTAGTCACTTGATAATGTTCCGTATTCTGGTGCTGTTGCACCTGCGTTCATTTTAAGAACTTGACCTGCTGTACCTTTAGGTAATCTCTGAAGTCCACTTGCATCTCTGTAAAGTATGTCACCTTGTGTTGTTAATGTAGTACCTACATCTGTACCATCTGTTCCTTTAGCCGCTAATTTTGTCCAATAGGTAGCATTGGAAGTAGCGTTACCTGTAGAAGCTAGTATACAAATGAAAGTTTCATTTCCAAATGTTACAATGTCATCAACTACATAAGCTGTTGAGTTGTTGTAAGCACCTTGAAATACTGGCTTAATTCTACCTAAATTTAATGTTGCCATAATTGCCTTATTTTCTCCTTATTATTGTTATATTGTAACATTCAGATTGCCACTGGCATCTACTGAAAATGTTAGTCCTCGTTTTGATACAAAACTTTCAGCGTATTTATCTGATTGTTGTGTGTCATTATTTGCTACTGATACGTTGTCAGAACCATTTGAATATTCTAATTCTAATGTACCATTAGCTAATTTTTTAAATCCGTAAAAATCTACTGTCCCTAAACTTGCTCTTGCTGAAGCTGAAATATCAGCTAACTCTACTGCACCATCTTGAATTTGTGCTGTTGTTGTTATTACTGCACTAGGAAATTGTCCGATATATGCCATTATGTACTAATTGCATCAACCGCAGACACCCAGACATCACATGAACTTGCTGTGTCAGAGACTACTTTGATTACATCTCCTGATTGTACGACAATTTTAGCACCACCATCAATAAGTTGTAGCTGTGAACCTACAGGTATAGGAGCAGATTTAACTAAATGTATGTCATTAGAACCATCATTAATATAACAATCTACATTAATAGATGAACCTGATACGTTTGTTAAAGCTATTCCAACTATAGTGTCAAAGCTATCTGCTGTATATACACTTACTGGTGAAGTACCTACATTGTTGCTTGTATTTCTTCTAAAGTTTTGAGCCATTTTTTTCCTTTTATTATAAAGCTATAGCCATAGCTATAACCAATCCTGTTGTTACTGTTGCACTAGATGCACTGTTAGCCGCTTGGGTAGCTGAGTTTGCCGCCGCCGTAGCTTGGCTAGACGCTGTAGTAGCATGTCCTGAAGCAGTGTTAGCGTGTCCTAAAGCTGTAGAAACATGTCCTGCCGCCGTAGAAGCACTCGCCGCCGCCGCATTTGCTTGTGCTGTAGCGTTAGAAACTGCTGTAGTGTTTGTTGTTAAAATACTGTCTGTGTATGCTTTTGTAGCCACGTCTTGTGCAGACGTAGGGTCAGTAACATTTCTAATTTGTTTACTGGTAGCATCATATTGAAAATCTGTATTAGATATTTTAATTACGTCATCAGCACTATCAATCGCTTCTTGCGACATCATAAATGCTTGTGTACTATCTGTATCTAAATCAGACTCAGTAAGTACTGAACCTGAAGCATAGTCAGTTAGTCTTGACGTTTGTGACGTTTTACGTCTAATCTCAACAGCCGCAAGGTTAGCAGGTGGACTAGCAAAAGTCAAAGTCGTTCCTGCCGCATTTAAAGAAAACGTAGTGTTTACTCCTGCAACTGTGGCTGATAAATCTGCTGTACTTCTATAACTGAACGGTATAGAATACGTACTTGTACTGCCGTTTCCAGTGTATCTTACAAAACTATTAGCCATTAAATTCCTTAATTTTAATTATTTTATCTAAAAGGGGTACTTTATAGCCCTAATAATACATTTAAAGCACTATTAGCTTTTTCTACTTCATCTTTCTTAAAGTTTCCTCTCTTAACACGCTCTTCTACTATTTGTGGAAACTCTTTTAATATCATAGATTTAGCTACATTTTCTGCCGCATTTACATAATTTAGTATTAGATTCTGTCTCATATCTTCACCTAATACTTTATTATCAGGAAGACGGTATAATTGACTTTTTTTGTCCATTACTAATTTTTCTACTATTTCTTTTAATGTATACTCTTTACCATCTTCGTATCTAATTTTGACTACTCCTACAAGCTCTCTCATTCTATCGTAAGCTGTTTGACCAGTTTCTTTATTTTTAATATCTCTTAAATCTATACCTGATTTTCTATCTATCTTGTCAGGTGGTCTATAATCAAAATC